GCAATAAAAATGGCTCTAGAAAAACGGGCCGCTTAAGGCCAATAGTATAACCTAAGACTCTCCTGAAAAATGGAGGAGCATTGGGGCCCAGGTCAATCGCCACCCCTTCCCTACACGATGAGTACTGTGTATTTCAAAATACCAATTTAAAAATCTATTGCTATATTTTCGTAATGGTCGCTTTATTTCTCTAATAATTCGCTCGCCAATCCCAATTTGAATTTTATTGCGTCTCCTTTCTTCGACCTCCATCGAATGCCATTCACTACGCTCAACATCTATAATACTGCCATCAGTTTTTTGCTTACAAAGAGCCGGAAAAATTTGGTAAACACAAAAATTACTCAGCTCGCCCTCACATCCGGAAAATAGATAATTGTCGATTGGGATTTCAGGTTTTTTTAAAATATTTATAATATTACTGGCAGCTTTCTTTGATATAATATACCCAGCTGTACCTAAGTGAATTGATTTTAATTTTCCAATTTTAAAATCAAAATCCGTTAAATTCACAACTTCATCTAATTTAATTTTTTTCTTTTCATCTTTAGTCTCTATTTTAATTATATCAGCATCACCAGGTATCCATTCAATACTACTAAGAAAATGTGAAGCCGATTTAGATAAGATAATATCATCTTCGAAAATCGCAGCATAATCCTCATCCCCCGCCGCGATTAATTCAAAGCACCGTATGTGACTATAAAAACAACCGACCTCTGGCGGCGTTATAAGATAGCTCCAATTCCGTAGAGTTTTAGCATACTCTTTACCATCCACCGCTCTAACCCGAACGAAATCTAAGTTATTATGCTTAAAAACCTCAACAATGTCCTGTAAACGGTCTGCACAACGATCTAGATTAATAACGTATGATTTCATAATACTCCTGACTTAAATCATTGCGCCCGATAGAGCTCCATAAAAGCAGAGTAAACTAGTCACATTATTGACTAGCCCTCAATCTAAATTAAGTATCAAATAATATTATTATATTTAAATTTGTCATAAATGCGCCAGAATTTCATCAACCTCATTAAATTAAATATAAAATACAAAACAAGTATATTAAAATAAATATACTTTTTAAATTATACAAAAATGTTAATTTTAGAAGTAAATTATAAAATAACTATAGTAATTTTATTCAAACAATAAAAATTATATATTTTTTGCAAATTTATTTACACCAAACATCATCCAAAACTGATCAAACGAATAAAATTATAAATAAAAATCGGCAGTGAATAACAATAAAAACAAAAAACTTTAATAATATTTAACATTAACGATTAATTTTAAACATAATTCAACAACAAACAAGACTTTAAAAAAATTAGCAATATAATAAAATAGAAAACAACTATAAAACAAGAGGCACCAATGAATTGCATACCTCACAATGACTTTGCTGCAGGATTTATTGCAGGGTGGCAGACCGTTAACGGGCGAAATTCTTCTATCCCCCCAATTCCAGCGAAACCATACGTACCTGAATTCAAAACACCATTTCTTGTTGGGATAGAACTTGGTTTGGAAAAAGCGCTGGGCTTTCGAGTAGCCTAGCCCCTCACCAGATAAAATACTGCTCACTTTTCCTTTTGTCACAGTCGCTAACTGTAGCTTCATGTTCGCGACAACGGATATTCACTGCATCCTAAAACGCCTTAAATCTGAAAAATTTCAATAACCACTGACAGCTACTACAGGCCGACGGAAATAAAAAAGGCAGAAACAAAAATTGCGCCAACCTTTCCGCTCATCAATAAATCACCAGTGTCAGAACATTCGCACTGAAAAATAAAATCAATGAAGACATTTGTGAATACAGCAAGAGATGGAATATTTATGTGTGTTTATTATTAAATATAGATTGAAACTGTATTTAAACATATTAGTAATCACAATAACTATTGAGGCACCAATTTTAGTTTCTGAAAATCTATACCAAGATCGTCGGCAATTTTGATAGTCCACATTTTTTTCTGATACCACAGAGGTACGGCATATTACCCCAAAATATTTTGTGCTGAAGCCAACAATAATTGCCCAACTTTAACCTGCATCAATCGCTACGATATTATATCCGCCATAAAACAGACCAAAGAAAGATATCTTCAGAGCGCTAACGTCTTTTTCCGCACGAATACAGCAGTTCCGGATACACACATATATCTGCCCGATATCTCATCAACACCAGCATTCAAAACATACACTGTGTCGTCACTATTGAGCGTATATTCTGCCGTCGTTTTAAACAGGCCTTTTTCAAACCGGTTATCTATCCGGCAGCCTCAAACCACTTCCCCAAATAGCGATCAAGCTCAAAACCGCCTACCAGCACAATATCATCCGGAATTGTCAAATTAGCAGATATGTATAATTTATAACCTGCAGCCAAGGCTGCAGCTAGTAGCAATATTTTTTAACACTCATAACAGACTCCTGTCAGGTATATTATAAACGCCAAGAGGCTTTGATCGTTCCGAAATCAATACAGCCGAAGAAAACCAAACTCGACGACAGATCTCCCAATAAATCAATAAAAACAGTCACTTGAGATCAAGAAAATTCATCAATTTCATTCATAATCTCAATCATTTAAATTCATTTGCAATAAATTGAATTCCTTTTATTCAGTAATAATCCTGACGTTTTTATATAGAGAAAATCTTTCTATGCGCTTCCGCTACGACATGAAAAAGCTTCCAACCGGTTCATGGTGCGTCTACGACATCATTACAGGGGCTATTGCAAAACATAATGGCAAAGAAGTTATCGGACTTAATATTGTAGAAACCGATAATATGGTTGATCATTTAAATATGATTTATCAGAACGATTTTTCCAGAACCCTGCACTAGCATTCTGTTTAGCATCAGGATTCCCCTGATTAAAATGCCATTATTTTATCAAAAAGGCTCAATATAACATGACGATAAAAGTCATATTATATTGACTTTATCAAAATTATTTCCCACAAAGCCCCTGCTTCACATCTAACGGGCGAACTGATGGCTATTTACAGGGTAACCTTACTACTTATCTTGATCATAATGGCTGGGTGTACTTCCACAGAGATGGAAAAAGACGCAAAATTTTCAACACCAAGAATTCCGCTCAGTGACGGAACTCTCTTCACACAGAGAGTGACACCTAGCTCTTCCTGTCGTCAAAAATGGAGCGAAATAAAACGTGTACAAAAGATTGTAACGCAGGAGGGCTTTGTCACGCGCGGAAAAGGTGAAGTGCTGGTATTCAGCTATCAGGTCAAACTGATGGAGGATTTTACTAGAACCTGCAAAGCATTCATTATGCGGAACAGCCACTAAAATCCCCCCCCCAAAAAAAACAGAAAGCTCTGCATGTCAGCAAAAGGTTTCGTTCTAGGAGCAATAATAGGCATCGGTGTTGGAGCAGCCCTTATAACATCCAGCCCGAAAACCCCTATTATTGGTATTACCACGGCGATAGCTTTTACAATTTTATTCGGGTTATTATTTTCAAAAATAGACAAAAAATACAAATAAAAACAATGTACTAATTTATTTTTATAAAACCGGAAATTGCTCATGAATCTGGGACTCTAATTACATGAAGCTGTTTAGTACATCATCCTATAGAGCCTCAGAATATTAAGTGCTAACGACAAACATGCATTTATCAATTTTGAGCCACAGAGCTATCAAAAACTTTTTTTAACAACGCTTTATAAAATATCTTATTCAAATTTAATAATTTAAAGCTATTTAAAAAAATAAAGAGAAAAATCATTGAGGACAAGGTTTTGCATCGCGAAAAATTTTCAAAGGTTGACTGTGCTTACGAGACTTTAAAAAATGATATTTTACACATCAAAATTGCCCCTGATTTTCCTTTGAAAATAAATTGGCTACAAGAGACATATGGCTTTGGATCAACGCCGCTTCGTGAAGCCTTATCCCGCCTCGAAGGTGACTACTTAGTAAAGTTAATCCCAAACAAAGGTTATTACACAGCCCCGGTTTCCATTGAAGAATTAATGGAACTCTACAGAAGCAGAAGAATATTCAAGCTACAATTGTTAAAAGAAGCGATGCTATTTGGTGATAATAATTGGGAATCCGAAATCGTTCGCACCCATTATCTTTTAGCAAAGCAAACTTCACCATCCGAAGGCAAGTGCTCCTATGAAGATTATATTGCATGGACGCAGGCACATGATGCTTTTGATAACGCCTTAATCTCAGCCCACCGCTCTCCTTGGGCGAGCCACTTTCACATCATGGCGACCAACCATATACGACGTCAGGGCCGTGCTTTCAGAATTTTGATGCCTAATTTTGAAGATCAGAAGTTTTCAACCGGAACGATACAGTCCCCAACCTTACGTGCTCTGTATGCTACGGATCGATATACAGATTTAAGAAATGCTGTATTAAACCGTAATTTTGAACAAACAGAGATTTTAGTAAACAAGCACCTTGATATGGTTATGGCGACATATAATGAGCTACACAACAAAAATTAAATTGCTCTTTTATGGCTTTAAAACGCATTTTTTTAAATATTATGAAGTTGAAAAATTACTTTTAATTTCCTAATGAAGGATAGTTATCATTAATGAGGCTGAATTGATAAAGAATTATACGGATTTTTTGATTGTAATTATTTAACATTAGGTTATATTTCTTACGCATTATTAAACTATTTTAATTTTTATTTTATCAAAACCCGCTTCAGCGAGTTTTATTACATATGAAAATTAAAAAAATAATACCTAAGCAATCATCCATCTCCTCTCCGCTCACCGAAAAAACTCTACGAACAAACACAGCCCTTTTAGATGAGGGCTTATTTCGATCTTCGCCGCTTTCGCAATTGCCAAGCCAAAAATACAATCAGGACAATTGCTATCGTGACCACTGCCACAGAACTATTATAAATGGATATATATTCATAAACAGCCATACTGCACCTCCTGTATAAGAAACAGGCAATGCGCTTTTTTGTTCCTTTCCAGCTTCAAAGCCACCATGAAACCATTGCGAATCCTTAATAATCGGCGCTTAGATACTCAGGTTCTTGATTATTTGTATGATTTCAGGGTGCATTGATGAAAATATGGGGTCGCATTAACTCAACCAATGTTCGCAAGGTACTTTGGTGTGCGGAAGAGCTCAACCTTACTTATGAAACCATTCCGGCAGGCGGTGAGTTTGGACTTGTAAATGAAGCAGCATATCTGGCGAAGAATCCCAACGGGCGTATACCGTGCCTTGAGGATGAAGGATTTGTACTTTGGGAATCGAATGTGATTGTACGCTATCTGGCTGAGAAATATGGCCTAACACCTTTCATACCATCAGATATCCAGTCTAGATATGCTGCTGAAAAATGGATGGACTGGACATCATTTTCCTTTGGGTTGCCTTTCAGAAATTTATTCTGGAATTTGGTCCGGCATACCCCTGAACAGCGTAATGAAAATGAAGTTATATTGGGCATCAAGCACTGCACACCTTTGATGGCAATGGCAAATGCAGAGCTGAAAAAAACACCTTATTTATCCGGTAATCATCTAGGTATTGGTGATATACCTTTAGGATGTATCGCTTACTCTTGGTTCTCGTTCCCAATTGAGCGGCCATCTATGCCTGCGCTGGAGGATTGGTATGAAAGACTGAAATCCCGTCCGGCCTACCAAAAAGGCGTCATGTCTCCACTTACCTGAATATGATGAAGCCCCGTATATGCGGGGCTTCATCATGTTGGGTCATGCTAAATCTCAACTATCCTGATTAACTCAGTGCTGATTTTTAAATTGTGTAATAGCAATCTCTGCATTGAACGCTACATCCTCAAGTCTGGTAATTTTGCGCGCTGTATATGATGTCAAAATAGCTGCACCGACTGAAAACAGACCACACAACATTAAGACTATTGGTACAACATACCAACGCAACCAATTTGATCCGCCTGCGAACCAACCTATCGCACTTGCTATCAGAACAATGCAAATCATTCCGAGATTACGTCGCTGCACTCTTTCTACGAATGTTATAAGAGCAGCTTTGTCCTGTTTAAGCTTAACCAAATTCTGGCGTAGTTGCACAACATCTTGTTCAAGCTGACCAAGGTGAGCTTCATGAATTTCAGTGTTCAACAAAAAACATCCCGCCATCTTAACCGGCATATTACAACACGCTTACTAGCCGATAGGTATATTTCTCTCATTGAGTAAGCACATTATTATAATCAATGAGCGATAACAAATTTCACAAAAGCACGTAAATTTAAAGACTTGAACAGCTTTATAATTTCACTGCTGAATTTCCTCCGTCAGCAAACAATGCGGAACCGGCAACAAAACTTGCCATCGGACTTGCCAAAAACAGAGCCGCTTTTGCTATTTCTTCAGGTTGCGCAATGCGTTTCATAGCATGCAAGCCGGCTGCCCATTCTTTCTGAGCCGAATCCCCTGCCATAGCCGTGTCAGTACCACCAGCCATCAAGGCATTCGCCCGTATTCCTTGTGCTGCATAATCAGCCGTAACCCCTTTCACTAATCCCATCAAAGCGGACTTGGCAGCAGCATAAACACCCATACCGGGCAGCCCCACACTTGTACCTACAAAACTGGATGTGAAAACGATTGAGCCTCCTCCTCGCTTCAGCATAGCTGGAATTTGACTGCGCGCCCCCAGGAATGCAGATGTCAAAGTCGCAGCAACGGTATCCTCCCACTCCAGATACGCAACGTCCGCAAGTGGCTTAACAGGACCGATAGTGGCAGCATTATTAAAAGCGATATCAACACCGCCAAAAACCTTTTCAGCCTCGCGGACAAGTCTTTCGTGTGTTGTCATCAATTTGACATCGCCGGAAATTGTGCTGACCTGCCCACCCGCAAAACGGATTTCTTCAGCAACTTCCTGCAAACCCTTTTCACCTCTGGCATTTAATACAACGGCTGCACCTTCTGCGCTAAACAGCAAAGCTGCCGCACGGCCAATCCCCGATGATGCGCCTGTAATAATCGCAACCTTATTTTCCAGCATTCTCATGACGTTTCTCCAATCAAAGAAAACAGCCATAAGAATTCCCGAACTACCCAACTATGCATTTCTTACGATCAAATTTTAAATGCCTTCCCGGGATAAAAACAGTTTTGAAAATGAAAGCGCAAACGCAGTTATCACATATTTCCTCGCAGGCGGAGGCTTGTAACTACATTATATGTCTAAGAAACAGGCAGAACTATATAAAGTTCAAATTGAATACACCTCTCTCCATTCTAAAAAATGGAGAGAAGCCCATATAAATAAATTTAAATCATAGCGTAACGGTTCTACGCTCTCAAAATATCAAGCAGAATATAATTATCACTGCCATACCAGTAAACTGCTCTCGATCTATGTCAGGACTTACAGCAAGATCTTACTGTCCAAAAGATAGTCCGTTTGAATAACCTTCCATCTCACTTGCTAACACCCAACCTTGAGGGCAACCAGCATAACCTTTGTGGTTGTCAGCCTTACAATTGGCCATAGTAGCCTGATATTCTTCTGCAAGAGGCTGAGGCTTTTTACACAATTCTTCGCCTTTACATTCCGGCCCGTAATCCATCGGAAGCGCCATGACGTAATATACCATGTCAGTCGCATTCACTTGCGCAACTGCCTGAATACAAACCAACTGATTAGGTGCTAATGCGCCGTTTGTTTTGCCGTCAGAACCCGTTGTAGCCACACCTTTTCTTAAAGAAACCGGCTTGTCATTTATCCGGCCATAGTAAGCTGCATTTACGCAACTTCCGTAGATCCGTACATTATAGTAATCGCCGCTTTCGATTTCGCCGGCAGTGCAATTCTCACTTTTATTCTTATCGCAAGTGATACCTGCAGCACTTTGTAACTCCGCGTGCTGTTCAGCAGTTAAATCACCGGAACCCGAAGAAGCTGCTAAAACCGGAGACAATGGTAATGATGCCATGCTCAGGGCAATCGTAAATCCGCACAATGTTTTTTTAAGACTGATCATCGGGAGGTTCCAAAGTTTTTATTCAGCTTTCGCGATATACGGATAAATTGCCACCTAAGGTCACAATATTACGCATGAGAGAAAAACTTCTAACCCCAAAAACCAACTCAGGAAAGAGCTAAAAGCCACCTTGTAACACTGAACGGACCTGGCAGAAGCTTGCCTTAGATAGGCAGAACAACCAAAGCAAACATGCATCCGGACACCATTGTCGCGAATAATCTTCATCTCTGTAGATGAACATATTGAGCACTTTATACCCAGCCAAACTCAGAATAATTTACCCCTTGTTTAATCAAATCCAGTGCCTGTCTCACATATGGAATGAGATTATCCGGCAGAGTATTAACCTCGCACCACAACACCTGAGTATGTTTATCAGGTTCACAAATGTGAGGTTCCCCATGCCAGCTTTCAACAACGAAAAAATGCCCCATCCATGTGGCTGATCCGGTTTTGCAATGCATCGTGTGGGTATGAATGGCATCGTGAGGGTGAACAATGGTGCCAACCTCCTCCAACGTCTCTCGTATCGCAGCAGTCTTAATAGTCTCACCAGCATCCAGCGCACCGGCAGGAACGCTAAACTGTCCATCCATCCAGCCCGTAGCCATACGCTGAAGTAAAAGAACTCGCTCACCTTTACGCAAAATCACAAATACTGCCGCAGACTGCATATGCCTTTCACGATTGCTCATCTCATCAGCCCTTTTGAAGTAGAATCGACCCAATGATCAGCTTGGCATAAACCTCACAAAATAAGAACAAAATTAGAACGAAACTATCCACTCGATACAATCAAAACCACACTCCAAGAAGACGTGCTGTCACAACCTCGGGTTTGGCATTCTCACAAATTCTGGTACATTACAGAGATTAAAGCAGGTAAAACCAACCGCGCAGAGACCATTTCTAAAAACATTGAGAGACTTATTCTCATGAACTCTAAAAGACCATCCAGCTGTTGCTCCAACAGCTGCCGTTGACCCGATATAGTATGCGCTGGCTGTCAGCACATGCGTGGCAATATCTCGACACTCAAAACCCCAAGACTCTCAGTTCACCGTGGAATCTCCGACAACCTTTTGGCACTGAGAGCTTTTGAAATTGGTTTCGTGATCGTTGCAACGATACACAAATCAAAAAGAGCGCTCATGACATAAGAAAGCTCTCACCAACCCCTGCACCAGAAGCAGCCACTCATGGGCTCATAACATAATACGGATGACCGCATGTTAAACGGGCAGAACTGTGCACGAAAGATACAGATCAAGTGAGACTCGGCATTAAGTCTTCACGCCCTGTTGCTGATCAAATTGGGAACGAATTATCCCGCACCTCAACTAATAGTGCGGGTAAAACGCTAAAAAATAAAATAATTCAAATATTTGAAAATTGGATGGAGGCCTCGCCCGAAGCAGACTTTTACACGCCGATCAATGCTTTAAGTCATGGTGTGGCAGTTTTTACGCTCATAAAATATCAATGACTTACAAGAAGTGGTGCCACACCTAAAAAGAGGCCGTATGCACGTGGCCATATAGCGGCTGTATGAAATGTCAGGCTTTGTCGGAGGGTGCAGTCGGGGGCAGAGATATACCGTCGCGCTTCATGGCGATAATGTGTGGAGAAGATAACGGTATGAAGAGACTGTCTTGAATATGGATCTGCGCAATGAGCGATAATACCACGCCATGATGAAGCAGGCACGCCAACGCGACGCATTGAAAAATTAGGAAAGTCTTTGTGAAGTTCAATACATGTGTTGCAGTATTACTACAGACATTCACATCAAAAAAAGTAGATTAGCTGCATCGGCGGATAGGCGCCACTATAGTTTGGAAAATCCATGAGAATCAAATTTATTTTACTTGCTTCAGTCGTAGCACTTTCGGGAATCTCCGCAGCTAATGCCGCTGATGCAATCCAGTATCAAGAACCTGCTCCAGCTATAGCTGCCCCGTCATTTTCTTGGACTGGTGGATATGCTGGCGCCCAAATTGGTTATGGCTGGGGTGATTCAGACTATACCTATCTATTTACTGATGGCGAATTGAAACCGAACGGTTTTCTTGGTGGCATCTATGCTGGCTACAACTTTGCTTTAGAGAACAGCGTTGTTCTAGGTATTGATGCTGACATCACTTATAGTAACATTAAAAAAGACCACACCATCTCGTCGGCTGAGTACGAAACTGAATTGCTTTGGTCTGGTGCAGTGCGCGCTCGCGCGGGATATGCAATTGACCGTTTTCTCCCTTATCTCGCTGGCGGTGTAGCCTTCGGTCAGGTGAAAAATTCCTACGGCCTGCCAGCTATCAACAAAACTTTTTCCGACAAAGAAACCCTTACTGGTTGGACAATCGGAGCTGGTCTTGACTATGCAGCCACTGATAACCTGATCCTTCGTTTTGAATACCGTTACACAGATTATGGTAGCAAAGATTTTGACTTTGGCGGAACTGAAGGTGTTTCTTATAAGTTAAAAACAAATGATATCCGCGTTGGAATTGCCTACAAATTCTAAGCTACGCATATAATATAATCGCAGCCGCCTAATCTCTAGGCGGCTGTTTTTTATTTTTTATTTTGTGCCAAAGCAGCCAGAACCCGATCAAGACGATAGTTTGTCTCCCTGGCGTCGTCCCGCGCTCTTTTGATGCTCTCATGCAGAGCATAATCACTGGCCTTAATAGAAGCTGCGAGAGTACGGATTACCATCTCTCCAGCCCAATCCTAACCGCAACTTAAAATTGATTATAAATAAAATTAAAAACTAATGATTGACAAAAAATATTAATAGTCCATATTTGTGTTATCGATATTTGCTTGTTTAGCTTTGCTTTCTGCGCCCCATTGGCGCCTTTGACGAATCTTCCTTTCAAAAAAATCGCTATCACTCTCATCGCGTATTTCCGCGTGAGTTTTCTATTCTTGCTATGAAAAGGGTTCGTTATGACCACTGGCACAGTTAAATGGTTTAATTCTACAAAAGGCTTCGGCTTCATTCAGCCTGATGAAGGCAGCGCAGATGTGTTCGTTCACATTTCAGCCGTTGAACGTGCTGGTATGCGTGAACTCGCAGAAGGCCAGAAAATCGGTTACGATTTAGAGCGCGATAACCGCTCGGGCAAAATGTCAGCCACCAATCTTCAGGCTGTATAATTTGGTATAACTCGACTTTGACCACGGATGTACTGGCATTGTTGAAAACATTACCGCGAGAGGTCAGACAATTTGTCTGGCCTTTTTTATTTCTCACTTCAAGATTGGCTACCAGATGAAATCTATGCACAGCTTATTGCGTCAAGATGCAGAAATTGCTTTTGACAAGACACAGATTCAAAACAACGTGCATAACCGTGTCCTTCATGAAATCGAAGAAAATGTGAAACTTCGAGATGAAAAAAACGCTCGATTAAAAGCACAAAGACTTGCTCAAGCAGCAATCACACCGCCTTCAAAAACAAAGAAATCAAAACCAAAGAGCAGCATTAAGGCACATTAAACCCGCCCTTAATCATGAAGCTGACAACGCCAAGGATCAACGCGCTGATAATCAGCCAGACCACCTTCGCCAGAGTATCGCTTACACCGGATATTTTCTTTTCCAGATCGTTAAACCATAACAACATATGTCAATTAACAGCTAAAATCGATGCAACAGCAGAAAGCGCATGAGTTTTTTTAATTGCAAAAATTGCAAAAAGTAACGGAGGGCAAACATCAACAAGAAGAAATGTTATCATCTTCAGAGATATAAAAGCCTGATCTAGCTTGGTTTTTATTGAATCAATCCAGTCTTTACGCTCTCTATATTCAATACCAGGTGGTATAATTTTACTTTCTTCCTTGGTAAAGTAATCTGGATCATCTACTCGCTTTTTCAAGTCTTCGAGCAAGAGCTTATAGTTTTGAATTCTGAATTCGATTGCCTCGAACACCTTACTTTCTACTACTTTTAATATAAAAATATAGAGAAAATAAAAAACTGCCAATCCACATAGGCCAAGAGATAATTCCTTATCAAATTTTGCCTCTAAACCGAATATATTGATAGTTTGTCCTGATATCTGAAAAGAATGAAGAATTATCAAAAACAGACTGGTCACCATTAATGCCTTCCGGCTTTTTATGATGTCTTCATGATCCATTAGTGCGTACATATTATCCCTTGCATCTAACATTACCGATATTGATGTTTGTGACAAAATTCGCATGGATTGTCATCATTTGTTATCCTGAGCCAACACGGCAAGTACTTGATCCAAGCGCTTATTTGTTTCCTTGGCACTATCACGCGTTTCATCCTTTAATTCCTTCATACCATCTCGTAACTGGTTCACATGCCCATCGAGATCAACACGGCGCACGTAATCATCTCGTGTCCTGTTGATCCGCTCGTGCAAAGCATCATCACCGGCTTTGATGGACGCGGCAAGAGACCGGAATGAAGCAATAAGCGCAATGATAAATGAGACCACCATAGAGGCCGATATCCCGATTAACCATTTAATATCCTCTCCCATCACCAGCACCCCTGCCGTTTTCCATTTTGGTCATTACCTTCCACCCTCTCAGCAGCCTGCCGATCAGCTTTTGTCAGAGCCACCAGCCCAGCGGCTGAAAGATCATTCTTGCGCCAGCCCGCGCAGTTGCTCGCACTCTCCAACTGTGCGCACCCCGCGACGGCGAAGAGACTGAATACAAAAATCATAGTCCGAAAGATTGCGTGTTTTCGCATCATCCCTCACCCTCTCCCGCTCAGTACGGATATCGCTTTGTAATTGCTGAATTGCGCCCTCTTGGCGCTGCTTATACTTGCCTAACTGAAATGCACCGGTGAGAGCCGCAGCCCCCACCAGCAGCAAGCCAGCGATGATTTTGAGCCGCCCCATCATCAGAGTGCCTCAACCAGTTCGGTGATTTTGTCTCTCACCTGCTGCATGGTGACGATGGAATAGATTGAGATGCCGATGATACTGAGAACAATCACCATCTGCACACGCCAATCAAATGCCCCCATCAGGGCTGCAGGCGACATGGTGCCGATATAGCCCCACAACCACGCCCGTTTTGATTTCCAGACAGGTTTAGGCTTTTCAGGCTCAGGCGTCAGGTTTTCCGTTTCCGGCTTTTCAGGAACCGGTAATTCATTGCCCGCAGCTTTTATCTTGCGCAAAACCGCCTCAATCACTTCCGGCTCAACCAGAGCCTTATTGAGCGCATCACCGTCATAATAGGACTGGCCGCGCTTGAGCTGTCCGTGCGCGCCTTTCGTCGCGGCAAGCACCGGAAACGAAGCCCATTCCATAGCCAACCGTTTGGCAAACTCTGGCATGGTGATTTTGCCAGCCATGAAATCTTCATAGCCACGGCGCTTAAGCAGGTGATAGCCGAGGCGATCTTGCAGATCGGGATCAAACATCTGCTTGCCGGACAAACGCAGCTCCCGCGCCAAATCCTGCAAGGTTTTGCGCATAAACTGATAACCACCAGAGGCAGAGGATTTAAACCGCCGCGTGAAATCGGCCTGCGCATCCACCAATTCACCAATCGTCATAGACGTGATCGGCTTTGGCAGCTTGTTCTGGTTGTGACCATAGATGACATCATAAGACGCGCGATCAACCCGCCCAACCTCAATCTTACGAATGAAGTCAAGCAGGATCGCCGCGCCGTTTGGCACGGTTTTATCCATTTGTGATTTTCCTATGAAAAAGCCTTGTCGATTATATACAATCAACTAACGGCAACAAAAACCGCCACAGCGGTGGAGAAGAGAAAAGGCGATAGCCAGACATAAGCGGCCTGATTGCGCAAAAAATTGATGTAGACATGCATCTACAGCACGGCCGATATAACCGATATTAAGACTGGTTTAATTACCTCTGGGAATTAGATAATCGACTTAGATGCAATACATGGAATAAAAATAAACCGCCTTATGGCGGCTATTCAGTTTCTGGGTCTGAATGATTTTTATTCTTTCAATTCAATATACATTGAATTCTTCTTATATTGATATCTTTTATAGGGACGCAAAATCTCTCTTATTATGCGCCTCCAAATTGATATATTTTTTTTAATATTAACTGCTCCCACACTCCAAGAGTGGCTTTTCTCCCAGATAGCATGATCATGATTTATTGTGCTATCTATGCCTGATTGGCAGCATAAGGCTGGAATCGTCTGATAAACTATAAAATCATTCAAGAAGCCGCCATTCAAGCAGAAAAGCGCAACATCAATCGGCTTATCATATCCACCCAACAAAGTTAAAAGCCTTTGCGCCGCCGTCTTCGTGATTATAAAACCTGCCGCCCCCAAATGGTCAGACCTAAGCCTGCCATAACTAACCTCACCTTGCTTAGGAGAGATAATTTTCTCAACATGCACATGCATACCACAAGTCTCAAACTTAATGACATCTGCCTTTTTGGGTAGCCATGTTGTATCAGTCAAGTATCTGCCTGCATCGCTAGAAAAAATCAGATCATCTTCAAGTACAATCCCATACTCATCATTGCCGTTTGCTATCATTGTCAAGCAGTGTATATGGCTCATAAGGCAACCGAACTCAGCCGGCCTCAGAGAATATTCCCACTTCTTAACACTTGCCGCATAAGCCATACCATCAAATGCAGGAACACGGACAAAAGAAAGCCCCATTTCATTTAACTTTGCCGACATGAGCTTTAACCGATCAGGCCGCCTGTCTAAGTTAATGAGATATGCTTTCATTATTTGCCCTATAAATTTCTATACTAAAAGAGATTGATACGGATACCACCTCATTTTTTATGACGTAACAATCTCGTATAAAGGAGTGTTTGGCGTGATATTTTTGATTTTAAGCCCAGAATTATAAAGGTGAAACCCTTCCGTTTGCGAGGTAATCAAATCGCCAACTGTTAACCCCTCTGCGAGAAGCAAATTTGATAAAGCGCCAAACATGGGAAAATACCTCTGAATTGGCGCAGCGTGATCAATAAGGCCAAGCCGCTTAACATGATATGTTAACAGATCAGGCCCGATTACTCCCCAATCTTGATCTGCAATATGCTTCCCTCGACCAATCATTTTTTTAAACCTCATCTTGCGCTGCTTTTTCGCAGGCAACCAAGGGGGGATAAAATAATTATCTTCCGATGCACTTAATATTGATTTCAACAGATCACTTTTCTGAGGGAACTTAATGATTGCATTATTTAGACGAATATTGCTTTCCCAAGAAAAAATATATTCACGATCAGTAAATGGCTTTACGCAAAATACATCACAATCAACATACAACCCCATACCTTCGCGTTGGATCCGATATCTGTAGACATCAGAGGCAATTGAAAGGCTCCCCGTTTCTTTATGCGAAAATACTTCATTCTCGCTCATTAATTTGCTGGCATCAAAGAGCCGAACACCAGCCGGAGTATCCTCGGGTTTTCCATAGGCATGCAGTACAACATCATGGCCGTGTCGCAGAAAAGAGCGTAAACATGCGGCATGCACAGGCCCTAATTTTTTACCAATCCAAACTGTATTTACTAACATGCTTAAAACCTTGAACCCATCATGCTCTTTCACTAGCCTTCTTTATGTAATATGCAAGAGCCTTTCCGCCGCGAATTAATGTTAAATACAAAATATTGCATTTTAAAACACCCGCATAAGCGGGGCAAAAGAGCGCGAAGTAGTGACTTATACTTTTACAGCATATACAGGATTGGCCACTCTATAAGCGAGGAATCAATGCCAAAAGACTGTGCAAAAAACATCAAACTTAGCATCCTTATACCTGCATACAACGTTGAAAAATATATTGAAGAATGCTTAAATAGTGTCAATCTTCAAATAACAGATGATTGCGAAGTCATATTGTACGATGATTCATCAACTGATGAGACATTGTCATTAATCGAGAAACATCCGATCACGGAAAATAAAAATTTTAAGCTTATCAAAGGCGACGTCAATAAAGGTTTAAGCTATGCTAGAAATACTCTTAAAAGCTTATCTTCAGGCGATTATATATGGTTTTTAGACTCAGATGATATAATTTTAAATGGTTCAGTAGAAAAAATATTTTTTACTTTTAACAGCCATGATGTTGATATGATATTATTCAATTGTTTAAGGTGGTTCGAACTACTAAGCACCGACGGAACTCCAATAGGATATGAAGTTAAAACTTATCACAAACCAGCCGGTTATTACTCAACCGATAGTGCAAGTATTTTTTGTGATATTTTAAAAAATGGAAATCTTCACGTTCCATTAAAAATATTCCATAAAAATTTATTTATTGAAGGCACTGAATTTCCTGTTGGACGAATATTTGAAGATATCAATATTACTCCTCTACTAGCATCGCTATCAAAAAAATAGCGTACATTGATGAGCCGCTTTACGCATATCGCCAGCGTACTGGCAGCATCACATCTAGTATAAAACCAGAGCTTGAGGTCGAACCCTTGCGTTCTACCAATAACCTGAGAAAAAGATACGAAACCATCCACGGCCCATTATGCAAAAAATCAAATACAGCTGTAGCTTACCTTGCTGCTGTACAAGCCCGCGCGGCAATAAAAGGTATACTCAAGGACGGAAAACAAGAAAACACACCAATGCTACTAAAGGAAGTACTCACCGTATTTAAAGAAACACACAAGCTCAGCCTCTTATCTCTTACGTATATCGCATTAAATAATGGCGGCGTAAGTTTTTGCTACCAATTTTTGAGGCGCATATTACAGGCCAAAATAAAATCTAGAAAAACATGAGCCGGTACTATTGATCTTAAGCATCAACGCACCTTCCAAGCTGCATCAATTTCAGCAGGTGATTTATCAAACATAGCGCCGATCATATCGACATACGGGTCTGTTCGGCTGATATAGGTAGAAACTTCCCACGCATTGAGCGCCTTTTGACGCTCAATATCAAAGGGGATTTCATTGATTTTTGCAGCCACCATATGCGGGAAAATACCCATATCGGTTAGGATATCACGAAACTCACGCGGGGTTTTATCCGGCATTTGTGCACGCAGTTCTTCCGCCGTTGGTTCGGGTGGAGGGATATATGGCAGGATTTCAGGATTATTGTCTGCAATCCATTGTGTGATGATTGGTGTTAATGGGCTGTAGATGTCAGAGGCTCGGTAAGCGTAAACAGAACGAATACGTCCTTCTGGTCCTGTATAATCCATATCGAATACAAGTACATTATCAACATCAGCGCGTACTGAAAAAACTTTATTAATCATTATCTTACCCTCTGAATAAAACATCCCCACTGAGTTGTAGATACAATCGACTGTCCAATACCTACCCACACACCAGTCAAAAGAGCTCCAGAGCCGAAATTTGCAACCACCCTTTTACTGGTGTGAAGCCTAGGTACAATTATCTCGTTAAGTAGAGGAACAGTGCTCTCGGTGGTGTGACAACTTAAGATAGCGCCGATTGGGTAGTTAACCTCATCAGGATCACTGCCAGCATAAAACCCAGCCTTCGCATTAATCTCAGCTATTACGTTTTTATCGCCAACCCATAAATCACCTTGGGTGACAATATCGCCCTCGGCTTGGATGTAGCCTGTCGCGTCGATATTTCCCGTTACTGTCCCACCGGATTTATCAAATTTTTCAGCCAAAGCATCAGCAATAGCTCCAGTCTCAGTCATCTGTGCTTCGGACTTGTTGGCGACGTTGCCAAGGTCAACCGCAGAGCTATCCATTGTAGCCAGAGTACCATCTCCGCGCACATATTCCGCAGTCGTGCCAGACGGAGATGCAAACGCACCTATGTTTGTTCTGGCCTGCATCTTTTGAGGCTCGGTTAATGTCTGCGGCTCATACTGGACAGAGTGTAGAACATCACCAGCGGCAGCTTCTGCGCGATCAGCTTCGCTTTCGGCTCTGTCGGCCTGCTGCGTTGCTTGTGTCGCTGATTGAGCCGCCGATAGAGCAGAGGCTGGATCATTCATAATCCGATAGCGTCCGTCACTTTCGCGGGTCAGCATTACGCGACCTTGCCATTCACCGGCTGCAAGCGGATTGCCTGCCGCATTGAGAACAACACCCTGACCAAGTCCTGTCACGCTAAGGGTTACGCTCCCCGTATTCGGCGATGCCACATCAATATAAAACACCAATGGAGAAGCCGGATTGACGCCGGTTCCTACCACCGCTGTCGGCGTATTAACGCCACCGCCCGCAATAGTCAATTTCGCAATTGTATCCGGCATTGTGCGGCCAAACACCCAACCGGCACCGTCATTTGTATAATAGCCATCCCTAAGAGGATCAGGGTCATTAAGCACGATACCAGCCGATGGAAACGACAACGGCAGATAGGCGACAAGTGCCGCATAGGTCTGGAAATAGACCACGCCGGAATTGAGATATTGCGCAAGGCTATCAATATCATATTCCGCTGCCGTTCCGATTGGCACAAACGGCCACGTGCGTTCTTGATTGCCAAACTCTGCCTTTATCGTATAAGCGCCGCCTGCAACGAAAAACAACACTTGCCCGTTTTCATCGGCATTAAACGGGTTGGCTTTGGGTGCAGAGCCGTCACGGGCACTATAGAGCTTTGCCAATGCCCCCGTTGACGTGTTGCGGACGGTGATCTTTGCCATAGGGACAACAGCGCCGTTACCGTCCTGAATAACGCTGTGCCATGCTGAGTATTCCATATTTATACCTCAGTTTATGCGTGGGCCTCGGACATCGCCTTGGCCGTTTGTGAATGTTAGAAATGAAAAACCATCAATTGCAGCACCGGCAGCCCCGCCATTTGACCAGCTATTACCGAGGCCATGCTTGCCGGGCTGACCTGCTGCACCACCATATGCACCATCGTTACCGCCGCCATTGCCCGCCCCCGGTCTTTCAGGTGTGCCCGCAGCACCATCGCCCTGCCCAGTGCCCCCAAGCCCTGCAGAAAACCCCTGCCCGCCTCCACCACCACCGCCATATTTCCAAGTGCCGGAACCGCCACCACCGCCGCCGCCCCAAATCTGGTTTGACTGCTCAATCATGACAGGTCTGCGTGTATAAAAAGCCGTTCCGCCTGCCTGACCATGTGTGGCGTGCCCATCATTGCCAGCGCCATTGCCACCATTGCCGCCGCGCCCTTGAATACGACCGCGGATAAAGAGTTTCAGAGGAATATCGGAAGGCCAGTCACCAACAATAAAGGCAGCCCGACCGAAAATCTGACTGCCTACTTTTGCACCTTCATTAATGATGCAGATTATTTCATCTTCCGGCTTCGGTGGCGGATAAAGCCGGTCGTAAGCCTGCCGCCAGTTGAAGTTATAAACGTCACCGTCAATGGTAATTGTTCGGTCATTCAGATCATCCTCAGAGAAGTCCAGAAAGCGCATTTCAAGAGCGCTCACGTCAAAACCTTCCGCCTTCGGCACGACTTTTGTTACCTGAACCGGAACAAGATCAGGCGCACCGGTTGCGTCCTGCAGAATGCGCGATGAAACCAGATAGCCATCGCCTGCCATTGGCGGGATTGTATCGACACCTCTAAATGTTCTGAACTGAAACTCCCGTGGCGGGTTTACGAACCGGCCAAGCAGAATTTCATTGATACGCTTGGCAACCGGACGGCCGAATGCTGGTATCCATGAGGCATGAAGCGTCTTGATAATATCGCTGCCGTAATTGGTTTCTTCCTCAAGGTTCACATCCATCTGCAAGGAATGGTAGCTCGTTGGCTCCGTATCCCGCTCCAACGGGCTACGCTTCCCGTAATAAGTCATCACCTGAGAAAGACGCGTATCCGGCTTCTCCGTTTGTTTAAAGCTGCCTTTGAGCGTGTTCATATCATCATAAACACGAGCGTCAGTATCAATCGCCCGGATAACTTTAAGACGGATCAGCTTTGTATTCTCATCCCACCACACCATAAGTCCGGCCTGCTGAATAAGCTCCGATATGGCCTTAGACACGCCCATAGGCTCTGCAATGATGCGGAAATACCGCCGCCGTAAGAATGTTGCGGTTTCAACGCGCCAGTCATCAATCGGGATATATTCAGTCGTTATCTTGGCATATGAAACGAGCAGATCGCGAATAATGTCTGCAGGGTCTATACCGTCATAGACTTGGCAGACTTGCACACGATCTTGCGATTTGTGCGCGACATTGACCGAGCCTTCAACACCGCGCTCCACTGTGAACACATCGCCGGAACGGGTGAACGTGCAAATCTCCTTACCACCGATATTGATATGTCCACTTTCAGGATATTCGAGATTACCCGCACCTGTCGGCCCGATAGTGAATGTCGTTTGCGTGGCATTGATATCTGATAAAAGATAACCACGCGATGCGATTGGCACCTTCACACGGGCATCGTCTGCCAGTTTCAAAACATCTTTGGCTGTAATGTTAAAACGTCCATCCAGTGTCGGCCCATTGAAATTATCAATGATGAAGTGGCGCACTTCCATTGCATCAATCGACTGCCCGACCTGCCCCTGTATCCATCGCATAGGGCGACCACGCAAATAGCGTTGACGTGCCGAGAACTTGCCCCAAAATGTGCCTTGGTCGTATGGGTTATAGTCACGCTGAGCATGATATTTATCAAAGCCAAGACCGGTATCAGACCACAAAAAATCCGACATCGTGACGGACAGGCTTGCTCTGCGGCCAAGATTTTCACCAATCGACACCTCACCGGCAGAATAGGATACGCTCTCAACACAGGGCGCCGTAACTTCAATGCCAGATGATTGAAGATAAGAAGCCCCGACTGCAAAGCGAAGCGTGACAGACTGCGCCTTAAAGCTCGTTCGTGCCTGACAAGTCGATTTTGTGTTGAAACACGGGCTTGAGCCGGTCGCGCCACAAGGCAGCACTCCATGATTGAGACTGCAATATTCAATATCAATCTCAATAAATTCGAGACGCTGCATTTAACACCTATGCGATTGTCGATATATCCAGTGTGAAATTCACCTGAATGCCGCCGGCATAATGTGCAGCATCAGGATTAATGTCGGTGTTGAGCCAGCCGAACCCGACTTCATCCGGGTAAAGTTTTGGAAGCCATGAAAAGAAGAACGGCTGCGTCAGTGAAGTTTTGGCAAAATCGCCAAACTCGCGTTTGAACCAACTGTAATCAACCATTTCAAAGGTATAAGACACGTTTTTGGACTGGTCAGTGATGATACGGCCAAGGAAATCCCCGCTCTCTGCGCGCCCTGTTGTAACCTCTGTTTTATAGGCAAAATGCAGCGGAACCACTTCCTGAGCGATGCCACGCTGCATAACCGTGAGCTTGCCAACATAGAGAATGGCAACCTGTGGCGGCGCTTCCTGCGGTTTCAGCTTCACACGGATGCGCGTGGGGTAAATCTCATCAAAGCGGATAATGACCGGTTCATCGGAGCCAAGATATTGCCCATTGATAAGCTCAACATATCCGTCATTTTCCAAACCAGAAATAAGTGCTTCAACACTGATCTCGCAGAATGTGCTGCCGAGATTGTGGCGGGCTACAGCGATGTAATCAATCGGTGCACTACCGCCTAATTCCACATCAACGGTCTGTTCATCCAGTGAGGTTGAGCGCCATGACAAGGCAGTATTGGTGTTGCCCAGATTGCTTGCCGGAAAGAGTGGATTTTCAAACTGGGCGACAACATTCCCGCGGGTCACATAGTTGCGCCATGCAAACCACGGCTTGCCACTTGTGCCGGACTGCGCCGAAGCGACAACCATGTTTTGCGATATGATGATGGTCATGTTTGATGTTCTCTCCTTAAGCGCATGCCGTGCACTTAATTAACAGCGTTGGTTAAGCTCAACCTTGCGTGATTATCTCTTTTACGCTATATAGCACATATGCGATGGACAGTAGAAACACTTGACGAAAATGTAGACGCCGAAATTGAGGCGCTACCTGCTGGCCTACAGGCTCGACTTATCCGTTTAATGGAAATGGTCGAAGCAGTCGGCCTTGAGCAGTTGCATGAACCTCATGTGAAGCATCTAGACGGAAAGCTCTGGGAGCTTCGCGCTAAAGCGTCAGAAGGTATTGCTCGCGGGTTATATGTTACAGTCACGGGTCGCCGTGTTGTTGTCCTTCACGTATTTATTAAAAAATCGCAGAAGACGCCTAAAAGCGCCTTGGATATAGCGAAACAGCGAATGAAGCAGGTAAAGCCATGACCAAGATTGCAGAACTCAAAAAACGCCTGATGCAAAATCCTGAATTCCAGCAGGAATATGAAAAGGCAGATGCAGAATTTGCCATTATCGAAGCCCTTGTGAAGGCCAGAACAAAAGCAAGAATGTCACAAGCTGATGTTGCCAAGACCATAGGCACAACACAATCAGCTATTGCGCGTCTTGAAGGTGGCGGTGTTTCTCCTTCGCTTTCAACCTTGCGTCGCTATGCAGAGGCTACAGGCTCTAAGCTTGAAATTAATTTGGTTCACCTATGAGCCGATCCAGAAAGAAAACGTCTATATGCAGAATGACTACCGCAGATAGCGATAAAAAATTCAAATCAACCGAACATCGTCGCGAGCGGTAAGCAGTTTCTGCCGCTCTAAACACCGAGCAAGCGATGCCTCATGAGCGCCAATTTGGCGACCCATAGAAATCTGAAAAAGACGGCAAGCAATGGGTATGGATTGCATAAGTGCAGACGGCGGCCTAACTGCTGAATTAGGTTTTGTGACCATTAAAATCCACGAAGACACAATCAAACAGTTGTTGCTTGATGCTGTTGATGCATCATCAGAAGAGCCATCTATAAAGGAACTTCTAAAAGCAAAAATTAAATCGGGAACTGTCGAAATGCTGTCACGATTGTTAACGGAAGATCTGAGAAAGGGTCTATCTCAGATGCCGAACGCAGCCCTGTGGCTTCGTACACAACTTGGCCTTTGATTACAGCGACAAAGAACAATCTATTCCTTCCTGTTAAATACCCTTCCAGCTAATCACGTGTCCGTCTTTCTGAACATCGTTGATTTTCTCAATCAGGCGGATCACCGTTCGAGGTTGCGGGTTCTAGTTGCATTCAATGGTTAAACGTGGTTCGCATGCATGTTTTTGAAAACAAACAGCGAGGCGGTAAAGTGAAAGAAGCAATAGAGCAGTTAATTACCAATGATATGGCAATCATATCGGCAACCGTAGATAGCACAACGCTACTCATCCAATCCCTTGTTGATGCGAAGGTTCTAACGAAAGAGCAAGCAGCCGCGTCATTGCATGGTATTGCCGACCACATGCATAAATTAAGTCAAAACCCGAACATCCCTGATCAAAAGAAAGTTTTAACAATTATTTCGGATCGCTATCGAGAAAAGGCGAACGCATTTATTAAGTAACTGCAATATCGATGCGCTTCATACCGTATCTCACAGCTAAATATGATTACGGTATTAAGTTTTTCATACTCACGTCACCTTCACATCAAGAACATACCCATCCTTCATCATTTCGTTCATTTTTCCAAAAAGTTTTGCAACAGCCTCAGTTGAATGCATTTCGCCACCATGCAAGGTGATCTGCGCCATTTGCCTGAGTGGTGCCTTTTCCCGTGGTGCTGCGGCTTGGGTGGTGCCGGCACTACCGCCCCCGCCACTTGCCGATAACTTCGATCCGGACTTAATGGCCGCAACCAAGGACATACCCTTTGCCAACACAGTAGCCATAGCCGCAAGGTTTTGCGGAAAACCTAACTTCAGCGCCTCTGCTGCGCCGACATAGGTGCTAATCAAAGCAGATGCGGCACCGAAAATACGCTGTGCCTTGAGCATTTTTTCATTATTCGATCCAACTACACTAGCCATTGCCCCCATAACATCACCAATGCCACCAAGGGCATCAGCATAGGCCATCATTCGCAGGTCGCGCATTTTCTGCTCATGCTCTGCAGTTATTTGCTCACGCCACCTATTATATTCTTCCTCTGTTATTTTCTTCTGCTCTAGGAAGTTTTTAAGCATCTCAAGCTGTCGTTCATATTCAGATATTTGGCGCTCTTCCTCAGTCAATGCGCGCTCAAATGCTTTCTCCTGAATCTGATCCTTGAACATTTCATACTCTTCTTCAGTCATCTTTTTGTTATCAAGATACCATTTGAGAGTTTCCATATCCTTGGCGTACGCTTCAATCTTGGCTTCCATCTCGGATTGCAGGCCAGACTTCAAAGCCTCAAGGCGAGACTTCATTTCATCGGCGATTTTATCGGCTTCGCTAGTGCCGGAGCCGCCACCGGAGCTGCCTCGGCCTCCTCCTGATGCAGGAAGATTTAACTCTGGCACTTTTGTTGGTTTTGTCCAGCCTTCAGGAAGTTGTGGCCCTTGCTGCTCGCCCCATCCTTCAGGCAAGTTAGGGCCAAACTGAGCGAGAGCGGCTATTTCGCCCCGAGCGGCGGCAGCGTTTTTAGCAAGATTCTGTAGTTCTGCAATCCAGCCAGCAAATGACGGGTTGGTAGCCGCTAATTTATCAAGAGCAGAGGTAAGCTCCTCAGCAGATATTTCCCCGCCCTTAAATCGATGAATTAGCTCCCCAGCTTCTTTATACGCTCCGCTCATAGCGGTCTTGATATTGATAAGGCCGCGACCGGCGGCGTTGTAAGCCTCCTCAAGATCGGCCATGAGAATAGCTTGACGGCGAGTAGCGGCCTCAAGGGCAACTATTTTTTGTGCTTCTGTGGCTGCTGCACCGAGATCGTAGAGTGACCGTGCTGCTGCCTCAATTCCGCCTGTTGCTCCCTGACTATTGTCGCCGGCAATCTTTATTGCCTCAGCATAGTATCTTGCAGAGTCTGCACTTTCGCGTGCCCTCTGGTTAAAGGCGTAAACAGCAAGCCCAAGAGCACCAATGATCACACCAACAGGCCCGCCCATAGCAGTGAAGGCACTATTCAAAAGCCCTATAGACCCACGAAGGGTGTTAATTGCTAATGTGCTGGCTGCGGCTGTCGTTGTTAACCCTGCGATAGATGCGGCCGCATTAAAAGATGCCGCTGCTGTAGCCCCCAAAGAGAGCACTAGGTTAACGCCGAATGCAGTGGCGAGGGTGCCCACAACATACGCAGCTTCTGGTAGATATACGGCCATATCAGAGAACACACCAACAAGGTCAGTAACAGCCTGAATGGTGGATCTCAACACAGATTCTAATCCGGCCTCACCAAGGGCAATTATCAACCCCTCCGCTGCGGATGAGAGGTTGTTAAAATCTCCCTGCAAGTTATCGCGCATAGTGTCAGCCATACGCTTGGCTTCGCCGTTAACGTCTCGCAACTGCGTACTTAACTCGCCTAATCGGCTTGATGCTCCGGCCATGGCGAGACCAGCACTGGCAGCCTCTCGACCAAACAGCATCATTGCAGCTTCTGCGTTTAGACCCCGCTCCTGCAACAGCTTGAAGATGTCCGCCAGCGACTTTGTTTGCGGGTTGACATCCTTCATTGTCAAGCCCATTGCCTTTAGTGCCACCTCCCCTTCCTTGGAAGGCTTTACCAGAGAGGCAAGAACAGCGCGCAGACCTGTGCCAGCCTGTGATCCCTGAATACCAGCATCAGACATAACGCCAATAGCGGCGGCGGTATCCCCCATAGAGATACCAAGCGAATGAGCCACAGGAGCGGCATACTTCATTGCATCGCCAAGTTGCAGCACATCAGTATTCGCTCGTGTCGATGCCGCAGCAAGAATATCAGCGGCTTCACCAGCCTGATTAGCGCTTAAACCAAAGCCTGACATAATATTGCTGGATATGTCAGCAGCTTCTGCAAGCCCCATAGACGATGCAGTCGCAAGATCGAGTACATCAGGAATTGCGGCTATCGAGTCCTTTGCCTGAAAGCCAGCCATACCAAGAAACTTAAGAGCATCGGCAGCTTGCGACGCGCTATATTCCGTAGTCGATCCAAGCTCTTTGGCTACATCGCGCAGAGCAATCATTTCATCGGCATTGGCGCGGGTGATCGCTTTAACGGCAGACATTGAATGCTCAAAGCCTGCAATTGTTGTAGCAACCCTATCCATTGTGAAGGCTGTAGCAGCAAACGCAGCAAGTCCAGATGCCAACTTGCCAAACGAGCCGGTAAGGCTATCTGTAGCGCTCTCTGTGCGCTTTGACTGACCCTCAATGCTTTTTAGCTTGCTGTCAGCAGCCTCAGCGCCGTCTAATTTAACACTGATATTTAAAATAGCGGTACTCATAGCGACCTCATGCTTCACCGGCCACGCATTCTTGCCGCCGCTTCATTGTGCCTGTCTATTCGGGCTTGATTGTCTCTAATCTCCCCTCGGAAAGAGGAAATGTAAGCTTCATCCATCGCTTTCAGGATTTTGAATTCAAACGGCTTCATGCCCCGACCAGTCAGCCGAGACCATGCATCATAATCAGCAACAGATATGCGCTTGTCAGCTTCCTGCCTCATGTTGGACAGGTCGAAAAACCACTCCCAAAGGTAGCTGCCCGCTAAAGGGATAACGATGTGCGGCGACGGCTCGTCAACGCGTGCGTAACGCTGCCGTCGCGTCTCACCGTTATGATCCGGCGTGTCGTATCGAATATGATCACGAACCGCCGTGCACAGATCATCCTTTAGCGTTTCATAAAATTTGAGATTTTACTGACCTGTGCGTCCAACTGTTTCTGGATCCAGTCTTTTGAAAGCAACTTCATCTTATTCTCAAGGGTAAGAGCAGGCTCATCTTCATCGCCATCCTCAAGAACATTGCCGTTAAAATCCCAACCGACAATCGCCGCCGCAATGCGCTCACGCGCAACCTGCATGCCGATAGTCAGGCGCTCATTCCCTGCGATTTTCTGGCTAATGTCCGGCTGTAGAAGGTGCTCACGGAACACACTAACTGCAACATCGGACTCAATCGAAACCAAATCAAAGAAAACACCAAGGCCTGTGCCATTAGCAGGATTTTTAAGCTCGTACCGGATCGGCGTGTTGTAATCGACCAAGCCAAGAATTGAGCGCTTAGTTGAGGTTTTGTTTTTAGGCATTTTCTGTCCTTTAAAAAAGAAAAGCCCCGCATGAGCGAGGCTGTGTAAGGTTACGCAATATCCGTAACCACCTAATCGTAAATTAACTTCTCCATGTGATGTTCTGTATAAAATTTATGGAGATTAGAATGGTAAAACCTAGTAAAATAGAAAAAATTAAGGCCACCTCAGCAATGTATGCAAACATGAGTGTCGTTCTTTTTGCAGGCGCAATTTTTAGCATTTTATTGCAGAGTGTAAAAGGGGCTAATCTTGATTTTGCTGTGGCTATTATCACTGCGGGAGTGTTTATTGGCTTTAGTATTTTTAGTAAATCTCACTCCCTCAAGGAACTTGAAAAGCTTGATACTCTAACGGAGGAATGAAAAGGCGGCCTGAGCCGCCTTCTTTTATTATGCAATTATCGCTAGTGCAGCTTACTCACTAAGAGCCTTTAGTGTTTTGACCAACGCATGGAGGTGTATACCAACCATAGATTCTATGGTCTTAGAAAACTCCAAGAACTCCTGCGCTACATCTCTGGGAAGAGTGCATATCTTTCTTGGCTTTAATCTTTCAAGCTCGGCTTTTGATTTTTGAATAACTGTTGGGCAGCTAAAAACGGTTCGGCCTGATCTCGACTCTTTCATTTCTGGTATTCGCTGGCAATCAATAGCGAAATGATCCTCATATTCCCCCTCTGAATTCAGGAACATAAAGCCATATTTTGAATTTCCGCCATTGAAGACGAAACAAAAGTGAAATTTTGCTTTCCCCGCCACCGCGCTTTCAAAGAGCACGATGTCCCCCACTTCAAAATCCATATCTTACAATCCAGATATGTCTTGAAGTTCACGCGCTTTATCGAAGTTCGGGACTTCAAATAACAACCCTAAACTCATCGGGTATTGTTTACGGTCACCATCATCCTCCCAAGCGTCTACATAAGCAGGGTCTTCATGAGTGAGCCGTCTAATTTGACCAAACCCCAAGCTTTTGACAGTAATTGCCGCTTCGTTTAGCGCCTTCTTGTCACTCAATGAAAGATGATCATCCACCCACGAGACATCACTATTTGAGTATATAAAAAGACCACGCTCACCTTTTTCCATATCCCAAGGCAATTCATCAAGATTATACATTCGCATAGTATGCGCGTTACGTTTTAGAATATCGTAAGCTACCGTAGGCACTGGCCCATGATACATAGCAACATAATTATCAGATGATATTAGCCGACCATATCTGTTAAGGTGAGCTCGATCGGCCAGAAACATAGTTTTTACTATATCATATTGCGTAACGACATGATTATTCTCGCTAGCAGCTTTTATAATATAGCTGATAGCTGCAATAATTTTGTCTATGTTTGGCACAAGGTTAGCTATCTCAGCCTTTTTGCGTTCCATCTGATTCTTGCCCCGCGTTTGAGGACGCCTTACTACAAATTTACAGATTATTAAAGATAACTGTCAATCTGGTTAATTTGATGACGCCCTGCAACCTTCATAAGTGATCGGTCGATCACATCCAACTCATGCCCTGTCATTGCCCCCTCGGCATTTCCATCACTACTAGTAAAGTACATTTATGCAGTTATGCCGCGATCCTAACAAAAAGGCGGCCTGAGCCGCCTTCTTTTGTCATTGCTAAATCACAGTAGTTGGACAAAGCCATCATTATCGCTGCCGGATAAGCCCGCATCTTACTTTGTGGTCAAGAAAAGAATCCCAATGACCACCATGCAGCTTTTGCATTGCTTCGCAGAGCTTTGCAGCATGGTATTCGCAGAGTTCTTCAAGTGTCATGGCCTGACTTGACGCTGCAAGCGCCAAAGCAGGGGCAGCAATGACAGCACCTGCAACCGGTGCAGCACAGAGGAAAGAGCGACGGTTCATGCTGCGCCCCTCATTCTTAGGTCATCAGGGACGCGTTCATTAAGGTATTTCAGCCCTTTAGGAGTGATAAACGCCTGCGGCCGCACCTTATCATCGATCAGAGTAGTCTTTACTTCAAAGATGCCCATCTGGATGAACTGAACACGCGCCACCAGATTGCCGCCCTGATAAAACAGATAATGCTCTTTCAGCCAACGGATGAATAGGTTTGGCCGGCAATTAAGTGCCCGCGCTGCATTTTGAAGGCCATAAAGACCGTCAGCGTTCATGAACTGATCGAAGAACTGAGTTTTCGGCTTATCCGCTTCAATGCGACCCTCAAGCTCGATAACCTTCTCGCTGTACGTAAGAAGTAAACCCCGCATAGCAGCCGGATTATTAAGAACTGCAACCGGATCAACTGCATTTTTGGCTCGGCGCTCACATTCGATGAAATACTGACGAGCCTGCTTGCCCTTTTCGTTGCGCTCTACCATGGCAAGCTCTTTCGCCATATCCAACGAGATATGGTATTCGCGGCTCGGTCGGCCACCGGATGTAGTTTTACTCAATTCCGAGTAAAAGTCCTTTCCTTCCTCAAATTCGTATTCCGTGATCCTGCGAGAGACCCAATCATTGAAGCGAACACCAAGTTCAAGAAATGAGTGTAACTCACGAGCATTAACCGTCTGGATTGTTTCTGATCCGATAGTCCCTTCCATAACGGCAGGGAATGCAGTATTGTTATTTGGCATTTGATACCTCATCGTTTCAATTGTTATGAAAAAGCTGGATTATGCTGTGGTAGGCGATCCGGCTTTTTCGTTTTCTATGGCTTCAAGACCCTTCTCGACCAAGTCTCGAACAGCTGCGGCTCTCGCCCCGATTCTCTGCTCAAAGCGATAATCATCAATCTTTTTTATCAAAGATGGCTCCCACATGATGGGAACACGCTCAGTCTTAGCTTCCGACAAGTATAACTCCTTTCATTGCTTATCTTATTAATATGGCCTAGTGCCATATTGTCGTCAAGCCAATATATGGCCTAAGGCCAATATTTATTTATGGCACTAGGCCACATATAATGCTGACATGACACAGGACACGCCAAGCCGCTCTTTAGATAAAGTAATCGTACGCCTACCGGACGGTATGCGTGACCGCATCCGTGAGGCTGCGGAAAATAATAACCGATCAATGAATGCTGAGATTGTATCCCGTCTTGAGGCTTCGTTCGGGATGGACATCCCCTTGGTTCAAGGTACAGTAAATACCGTTCAAGGGTTTCAAGCGATTGCACAGCAACTCGTTACCTTAACTCAAAATCCTCAATTTCAAGCATTCATAAAAGGCATAGATCAGCCCTCATCAAAAGAGATTGAACACTTACCTAAAGATGAAAAGCAGCCAAGTTCTCCCACCAAGGCCGACGAATGAGCCTGATTCACAACGAGCGCATTAAACTACTGGCGACTTACCTAAACGGCGTAGGCATTGCCATTTTTGCCGTCGGTGGTTTTGCGCCAATAATATCAAGCCTTTACAACCAAACAGGGCCAACGCTGATATTAATGCTTGTCAGCCTTGTTTGTTTTTTGGTGTCCGCTGTATTACATTATGCAGCGAGCAATGTTCTTAAGAGGTTGAAGCCATGACAACACTGGAAATCCTATCCCTGCTGATCATGCCTGCTGCTGGCCTTATCCTTGCAGGTGCAGCCGTCTACTTCGCTAATCACATACGATAATTGCCACATTTTGCACGTCCTCAAATTGAGGGCGTACCTTACCAACGACAAAGACCCCGCCTAGCGGGGTTTTATTTTTATAACCTGTGAATCACTCAGGTTTGCATCACTGCGATGCACATCCTCAATTTGAGAATGAATAATTATTTCCCATTTTGGGAATTATCACTTGTTCCCAAAATGGGAATACGCTATATAAAGTCATGCAGATCATAGCCAAAAAAGCACTCAAAGATTTCTGGGTTAAACACAATCAAGCTGAGGCACCTTTAACGGCTTGGTATCTAGCAGTAAGCAAGGCCGAATGGTCTGGCCCACAGGATATCAAGGCTATGTTTGGCTCCGCAGACTTTGTTGGCGACAATCGCGTTATTTTTGACATCGGCGGCAACAAGTACCGCATCGTTGTACATGTGGCTTACAAATTTCACCGTGTTCTCATCAAATTTGTCGGAACACATAAAGAGTATGACAAAATCAATCCGGAGAAGGTGTGATGGAAAATATTCGTCCTATTAAAACCGAAGCCGACTATGATTGGGCTATTGTCGAAATTACCAAATACTTCGAGAATGAACCAGAAGTAGGCTCCCCTGATGGCGACCGCTTCGATGTCCTCGCTACTCTCATTGAAGCATATGAGGATAAGCACTACCCTATTACGACACCCGACCCTATCGAAGCCATTCAGGCGCACATGAATATGGCAGGATACAAGCAGGCCGCCCTTGCTGATGTAATCGGATCACGCTCTCGAGCTTCCGAAGTTCTGAGCAAAAAGCGCCAGCTTACTATGGATATGGCATTCAAGCTCAACAGAGACTGGCACATTCCTGCAGAGGTTCTCATACAGCCGTATCATTTGGTGAATGATGACCAGAGAGACAAAGCCAGCGCAACCTAACGTTGAAACTCCACATCCATCTCATATCAAGGAAGACTAGCCCCGCATAGCGGGGTTTTATTCGGCTCGACTCTCTTGCACGACTCTGGTTTGTTTTCTTGCTTAAACAAACGGGGGTTTTTTATGGGTGAGTTACTGGATCGTGGGTTCCAACGCCAAATTCTAATAGCTTTGCAAAGCGCCTACCCGCGCTCCGTTAAACCTACCGAAATGTTTGGGGAACAAGCCGACAATCGGCTTCTTGTTAATCTAGCTTATCTAGATGAGCATGATCTAATTGACCTCACGCTATCTACATTCATGGATGGAGAAATTACCCTAGATGCTGCGAAGATTACAGCAGCAGGTATGGACTTCATCGCTGATGACGGTGGACTCTCTGCTATTCTGGGGGTCGTAACGGTAAAACTTCATGAAGATACTATCCGGCAACTTGTGATAGACAAAATTCAGAAGGCGGATGGCGACCAATCTGTAAAATCAGCTCTCATCGACAAAGTGAAAAGCCTCCCTGCTGAGGCACTCGGCAAATTGGCCGTAGATGGACTTGGCACTGCAATTTCAAAGGCGCCCGACGCCCTCAACTTCCTCACTGATATGCTCGGGTAGTTCCTTGGATGCTTTGATAAACTCGGCATCGTTGATCGGTCGTCCCGCCCTGTGCCGCTTTATCATTTTAATGGCATCGCCCAATTCCATGTTGGCTGAAAGGACGATGTACCAACTTCCATCTGATGCCTGTATTGGGCCGCCCGGAATCTGACCTTTAGGGATGGCAATTAGATCAAAATGTTCTTTCATTAAGCATCTCCTGACAGTTATTTACCGCCTACCCCTGCCTGTCTCGAAGGCATGCCCCGCATAGCGGGGTTTTATTTAGGTTGCAGGAACTTCAACACAGCGCTGCTGGAAGCCGCATGTCCATGTGCGTGTCGGGAAATCTTCTGGGCCTCCACCGGCAATCAATGGGCCAACAATAATGCCGCGATCATAAATCGTTGTACCGGTTCCGCCTGTCGTGAGCTGGTCATTCCATACCCGTTTGAATGCGTAGTTCATATTGGTCAACGCAAGATCACTCATAAGCTCTTGGCCTGCGTCGCCGGTTTTCAGCTTACAGGTCAATGTGAAATCGCCTGCATTGGAGATACCCTTGCCTTTCTGCGTGAACTCTGTGTCCATTGTATCAAGACCGACAATGTTTGTATTCGTGCCAGACTCACCGACCTCAGACACAAGCGAAACTTTCACCCAGTCAGTGAGCGCCTCGAACTCTATCAGCGCCATATCCTGTGGTTGCGGGGTTTTACTGACATAAAAAGTCATGCCTTTATTTGTTGCCATAACGGAAACCTCTATAAAAGTTGATGTTACTGATCAGCCTGCCAGTAGATCGAAACCGGCAGCGTGACTTGAGAAGGCTCGGAAAAGATCGTGCCTATTTCGGGTATATGAGTAATGCGAACTTGGGCAGCCCCGTGCCAAAGCGTGAGATCAGCGGGGAAATGCTCGACCAGCTTTTCACCAAGCGCGAGATAATCGCCCTCTGACTTAATCCAATCGGCTTGTGTGGGAATATGGGTGATTGTGCATTGCAGAATGCCTTTGTGCAGGCTGACATTGCCCTCGCCCATCGTTAAGCGCTGCGGCTTATTGCGGTACAAGTTCACCCGAATGAACGGCTCCCTACCCCCATTTTGAGGCGAGTAACGCTTAAGCTGGTAGACGACTGGAATTTCAGTATTTAGCAGTGATAGCCGTGTGTAGAGTGCGGCCATAATGTCTTTGTAAATCATCAGACTGCACCCGCCTTTCTAAAGGCTTGCTCGACATAAGTGTTCCAATTTTGCGCGGCACCACGCACCCAGAACCGGCCAGACTGGTTGTAGAGCCTGCCGAGGCTGTCCATATCTTCAAACCCGTATTCGAGGCGCATGGCGTAGGAAGCTGTGAAACTCAGATAAACCGTGTCGGATAACTTGATGCTTGCCACCGCACCCGATATCCCGTCGAGGCCGATACCCGTATCACCTATCCTCGGCAGCGTATTGAGCGTGATCTGAAAGCTATTGCGCAGAAATCCGGTATCGACCGGCGAGGTCTTCACAATATCCTCTGCCATAAACTGCACACTGGTCTGGAACACAGCGAGAATAAGCTTCATCACATCCTGATGAAACGCGCCGACCTGTCTTGCGAAGTTCATCGGTCTTTCCTCGCAAAGAAATTGAGGCGCACGAAATAAGTACAGCGGCAGTTGATTGTTTGGCTTGCTCCTGCTCCTAAGCTGTTATCCATCGGATATTGCATCTGCGTGCCGTCCGGCATGGTGAAAGGCGTGTCCATGCCAACCACTGAAACACCGTTCATATGAGCATGCTGATCGCGTGTGCGGCTGTCAGTCGTGGCAATCCAGACCTTTTCCGCTTGATCCGGATCGACACCGGCCTGTTCTGCAGCCTGATAACCGGCTTCCATACGGGCAGAGTTCAAAGCCTCCATAACTTCGGTCTGGCCGATGGTGTTTGCGCGTGTGATCAACAACCGCTCGGAGTACCGCAGCGTCAGTTTGTTGATCTGGGCTTGCGATAGTTCAATCTCACCTCGCATGGCCTTCATTACTGTTCCATCAAACCGCTTATCGCGGCGCGTTCGGGTTAGATAATTTGCCAATGCCTGCGGATTACCAGCTGATAATTCAGCTCTCGCACGTTGGACATATTCGGCCTGATTGCGGTTGAGTACCAGTGCACCGCCTACCCGCTTGCGCTGCGCCGGATCGTAAACCCCGATCAGTTCTTGGGCGACCTGTCGTGGGTTGCGTCCTGCCTTCAATCCTGCGGCCAAGGTTGCCCGTGTAGCGGCTTCGGCCTCTTTAGTGAAATCCTGTATCAATCCGCTCAAATAGCCACTCAGACGGCGCTCTGCGCGAAGATTACGGGCATTAAACTGGAAGTTGACTTTGAAGCCGCGCGCATCACGAACAAGCGGCAACATCGCCATAGCCGCAGTGCCGGATGCTGCATAGGCCACTGCCATCGCATCACCCAACGCATTGAACGAACCGGCCTGAATGCCGATAGACCGGAGAACATCGCGGACACTTCCCGTCTCAATCGCTTTCATCAGTCTGGTAAAATCAGCATCACGAATAATCTGATCTGCTACAGCGAGAAAGGCATCACGCACAACCGGCTCAAACCGCGCTGTCAGTGCATCAAGCTGTCGGCGCTGCTTTGCGGATAGCCGATATGTCATGAATTACGCCTTAGCTGCGAATGAGTAATAGACCGGCGTTCCGGCAGGGTTGAGATCACGCGAGCCGATTACAACCAGTTCCTCACCGCTCACCTTGATGATGTCGGTCGGTTGCGGCTGGATACGATCTGCTCCCTTACCGCTGATTTTCTTCATCTGCACAGCCATGTAGCCAAATCTGGCTAGCTGCATGGTGAAGTTGCCTTCAAACTTAAGGTCGAAATTGTCAGCCTTGCCAGCGCTGACCGGCAGCATGGCAACTGTGACCTCATAAGTTGACTGAGTGCCGGCCGATGATTGCCAATCACTCGGATCGCCTGTCTCAATGCGTGAAAGCTCAGCTTTTGCCCCAAACTCAGCCAAAAGCTCAAGCGCAGTATCGCGCATCATCCCATAGTCAAATGCTGCCATATTACACCTGTGATATAGAGCCAAATACTGCTGTTCCGGATTGATCTGAGTGGATTAGGCCAGATAAGAGGTTTTCGATTACCGCACGCCCTTGATCGTCGTTCGTTTCTGACAGGGACATGAAGGCCAATTCGCAAACAGAGGCGACGATTTTCTCAGGAATTTCATTGTCGGGAAAAAAACGTCCCTGAAACTTTGCCCGTTTGCGCGGCCATGCAAGTGGTTGCCCGAAGGTTGCAGTCTCACCGATAAAGCGAGGGCTATAAGTTGTGTCCAGAAACTCACTAGCGCGGCACAGAGCTTGCTCAATGATGCTGTCGGTGTATTCGCCTGCATGATGTCCAGCGGCATCACAGTGGGCGGCAAACTGATCAGCATTGGCATAGCTGATTATTGACGGAGTAATCGGCATATCAGCCCACCGATCTGACCAGTAGGCCGTTAGATGTTTCATTACGAAGATATGGCGCAAGCATCCCATCAACCGTGGATATGAGCGGCGTTAAGAAAGATGCCGTTCCATCGCTCTGCGCACCTGAATACTGAACTTCAAGCTCACCAACCTTCTTGCGCACGACCGCGCCAGATGCAGAGCCAATGGCATTCAAACCACCTTGATTTCGCGCTTCTTGATAGGCAGCCTCAAACGAGGCGTAGATAACCGCCTGCGGCACTACATTGTCGGGAATAGCCGTTCCGCGCAGGGATGCACCAGTACGCGGCCAAGCCCGTTCCTGATCAAATGTCACAACGCGCCCGATAAACCGATCACCATATACAGCATCGACATACTGACTGCCTCGCTGACGCAGAACAGCGGGGGCCGGTGCATCCGAAGTCAGTGTATAGCCGTTATCAGCCAACCATCGCTGAAACTGTTCGTCTGTACCGTAACCCGCCATATCCGTTATTCCGCCAGTTTCGCGTCGATGAGTTCTTGCAGTTTTTCGTTTGAGATGTTTTTTGCATACTCAACGCCAAGCTCATCGGCCTGCTTTTTCAGTTCATCACGGTTCGCAGTAATGGCAGCCTTGCCATCATCATCGCCCTGAATGATTTCATAACGCCCTTCCCATCCCTTCGGCTCAGATTTGAGCGTCAGTTCGGTGCCGACTTCAATTTCACCGGATGCACCGTAAATGCCCGGCTTCGTGATTTTCACACGCATGAGAATACCCTTTCCAAATGAAAAGCCCGGCGCTTTGGCCGGGCAGTTTCATCAATTGACCTGTGTGGAATAGAAGACACCGGACTTACCGTTAAAGTCGGCACGGATTTCCAAGCCCATCGCCCCCATGACCAAGAACTGGTAGTTGTCTGACGGGTTCAAGCGAACCTTGGCCGTGGTGTTCACCGCCATACCGATCAACGGACGAATGTATTCAGCATCAGGCACGAAACCGAAGAATTCGTTTCCTTTCAGCTCAAAAGTCACCACGATTTTGTTAATCCGGCGATTGGTCAGCAAATACGACAGTAGCGTACCACCCTTGAAGCCAGTCGAACCGGAATATGACTTGTCAAAGTTGCGGCCAATCTCCGGCGAGATATACAGATTGACCTTGCCAGTGATCAGGTTGGCATCCAGCATCGCGCCGAGCGTCTGCGTGATGAAGGTATCAACCTCATCAGAACCGGCAGTGGTCAGATCAATATTAGCCCCACCCGCAGCAGAACCGAGATTGATAGCCTTGGAGTATGGTGAGGTACGGATACCGTAAGCGGTGTAGCCACTCACAGCGATTGTGGAATCGCCATCCAGAGCATACCGTGCCATATCACGGCGGATTTTAGCGGTATGTGCTTCCTGATCATCCGACAGAGCATCAAAATTTTCAGACTGCAGGGTGTTCCACTCGCGCCATTCGCGGCCATAAGCGGTCGAGAAGATTGGCACCGGTGTACCGCGATAGTCATAGGTGACTTTATCGACCGGCGTTGGCACCTGACCGGACAGAGAGCGGGTAACCGCACCGGCATCCGAAGATACGCGGTTCAAATGCACCAGCTTGCCGATATTAACCGCTTTTGCTAACGGCATGAGATCAGCCATATAAGCCTGACCTTCATCGTTACGCATCACGCGACGGGTAATCCCATCCAGTTCGAGCCATGCATCGCGCGGCAAGATAGCAGCCTGATTACGGACTGATGCAAGTTGATCTTCGGCATTGTGGAACCATTCACGATCTGCCGATACTTCATTCCACCAGTCAGCGTGAACTCGTGAACTGTTGAGAAGCTGAGAAGAAAAATAGCGCATGTGGCGAAGCTCCCTTATGCTGCTGCCAGATGGCTCTTGGCTGCACGCACGCGCACAAGCTGATCCGATCCGGTTGTATTGTTGAATGCTTCTTCCGCAGTTGCGATGATACGATCACCGGCAGCAGCCAGCACAAAGCGTCCTGTTGCGTTTGTGGTCAGTTTTGCGCCCTTGGTGATATTCTGACCGGTTGGCACGCGGACATTGAAAAGCTGTGCATCCAGCATTTCCATGCCGATCATGCGATCTCCGGCTTTCCATTCATCATCAACGCCGTTCAGCGTCAGATAATTGTCCTGAGCGATGAAAACTGCGTCATTGATCGAAGCGCCCGCGATTGCAAAACCGCCTGTTGCATTGAACACCACAGCAAGCCCCGGCAAAGTCGCAGCGGCGGCAATACTTTCATGTACCTGTGGTGTTGCCTCAGTGAATGGGCCTGCAAAAATCTTGTTATACCGAGCCATACTTATTCTCCTTCCGGAACTTTAAAGCCCTGCTTTTCAGCATTTGGCTTGTACTGACTGTTGAGCGGCGCGGCCTTGCCCGGCTCTGCTTTGGGAGCCAGTTCTTTGAGGGCTTCAATACTCAGGCTGTTTGCCACGGCTTCTGTCAGCAGATTGGCCTTAACCACCTTTTCAACCAGACCAGCCTTTTCGGCATCGTCCTTGGCCTTCTGGTTTTCCAGTGCCGTATTTTGTGCATCGACCAATGGTTTAACGGCATTTGCCACCGCATCACCTACGGTAGTGCCAATATTGGCAAGCCCTTCCGAGAGGGTTTCAACCTTCGCGGAAAGTGCGTCAAACTGCTCTTTAGAGACAGACATGTCGTCTTCCTTTCTGTTTGTAGAGGGTTCCCGCTCAGTAAAGCCAAAGGCTTCCATGATGACGGATTTCATACGATCCAGAACTGTCGCCTTTTGGCGGCGTTCCAATGCACGGGCGAGTGAATCCACTGCCCAATCGAGTTCAATGTCGGCCTGATCGACGGCAGAGTTGATAACTTCGATTTCCTGCGCTTCACCATTGGAGTTAACGAGCATTCCAACGCCTTGCTCAGGTGTGGCGGCGCCTTGTTCCCCAAGTAGGATTGCATCATGATCAAATACGATTTCTCGGGCGATATGCTTGTAATCAACATCACCGTTTGCAACTTCCAGCATTGCCAAAAGGCCGGTAGATGTATGAACCGCCTCACCTTTATCGATAGCACTCAGAACAGCTTTCCCGCCCTCTGAGCGGTTCGCCATTTCAACGTCGATCACCTTATCGAGCAGCACACGGCCATTCTCACGGCGCACATTTTCATTCCACGCCCCTATCCAAGAAAGGTTGATACCTTCTGGATCACGTGCGGAAACAAACTTACCGTTAATGGTAGGGTGACCGAGTGGTGCAGGAGTGCGCTCAAGACCGCCAAAGCTCTTCTCGATTTCCTCTGCCGGATACATGATGTTATTCATCACGATATTGTCCGGCAGGGTTGCTGACGGCACGATCACAACATCACGACCGTTCCTTTTCTCACGTCTAATCGCACCGGCGTTAGCCAGTGTGCGGATATTCACCCGAACTGTCTTCATTGATTAGTCCTCGATTTCAGGATCAGCAGGCGGGACAACTATCGGAGGCGTGTCAAACTCATCGTTGTCATTGCCGTCAATACGATCAGGGTAGCGCTGATCATCATTCAGTGGCTCTTTGCCCAGCACTTCACGCATTTCGTCACCGGTAAACACCAGTTCGCCAATTCCCTGCATTTTCTGGTTTGTGTCAGCCATCCTGGTCACACGGTCGATCTTTTCAGTCATCGACACCTCGGTCAGATCAGACCAATCAAGATACCAATCGCGTTCTGGTAGGATACGAAACCGTTCAAGGCGGCTCACAAGCTCCATGATGTTCGGGCGAACCGTATTATTGCGCCTCGCCATGTTGGTCTGTGACCACTCAGTCGCGTCCTCTGTGCTGGCACGCTCGCCGGTCTGCGATCCAACAAGAATTTTAACCGGCATGGTGATAGAGGCGGCAAAGGATTGCAGCGCGATTGCAAAGAAATGCTCAGGGCTTGGTAGCGTCACACTCAGGCTTTTAGCTTGCATGCCTTGGATCATCAGGAGCTTGTCAAAGCCTTTCTGCCAATCCTCGACCTGCTCATTCATGCGGTCTACCAGTTCCTCGACTGGTACGCCCATTGCCCGAGCCATTTCGTCAATTTTGGCTTCCGGATCAACTTCAAGCACCGGTGCGGATTTGGCATTCTTCCAGAAACCTTCACCGCCTGCACCACTGATCTTTTCCAGCGTCATCAGATCATTGTAGCCCGGCTCAAGCAGCGACTTGCAATCAAATGTGCCATCCCGTGACCAGATGATCACGCGATCCGGATGCAGCATAAAGCTGCGTGGTTGACGGACGTCATCACCGACACTTGCCTCATTGAACTGGAACATAAGCGGCTGGCCGTAGGCTTCGCTCTTTTCGTCTGTCTCCCATTGAGAGACTTGGAGTTGCCCTTCCCATGCCGGAATGATTTCAACCAAGCCAAGCAGGCCACCTGAAACCGTATCAACAGGCTCGGAGAACATCTTATTATCAGCCAGCCGCAGAATAACCCCAGAATAAGAACCAACCATTGAGCGCCGATCAGCCTCTGCTAGTCTTGACCAGATCCGCAGGTCTTCAAATCGTTGCCGAATTTCTCCCTCAGCTTTCGTCTCTTTAGTATGCGCACCCTGTGTACCGTCACGCTGTTGCTCCTGCAGAAACGGAACATCCTGCCATGTTTTCAGAATGGTTTTATCAACGGCAGCTGCTGCAATGCCATTGCGGGTATACATGGCATAGAGCATGTCGAAGGTGACTTTATCCGGATAGCCGAAGTCCCTGTAGTGATTATGTTTGGCCGTCATAAAATATCCGGGAAACATCACATCAAGCCGCCGTGCCGCAGCATTAGCCAAGGCTTTTAATGCGCTCATCGGTGCCTCTTACTTAAGAACATGCCCGCCGTCGGGGCTTTATCACGTGGTGCAAATGCCATAACGAAAGCATCTGCCTTGTTGGGTGATGGCACATCGCGTTTATCGAGGTCTTTTTTGCTCTCGACCTTGGAACGCCCTGCATTGTCAAAATCTTTGCGTGGTGTTGAAAGCTCATCAATCAAGCCGTCCAAATGCTCACACTCGCTCGAGATGGCGATTAGATCATCTTCATCAAAGACTTCGCCCTTGGTGACTGCATTAAATGTGTTGCGAAACCGCTTTGAGACGCTCCACCATGTCTGTGCTTTCAGGTTGGCGTAGAAATCTTTGTTCTTCGGCGATTTCGGATCATTCGGGTCAACCTGTCGTTCTGGGTTAAGAACCGCAGCGCCAGCATTGAACCGGAAATACTCAATCTTCACATTGTGATCGACATTAAGGGCTTGGAATTGAGCGCCAGCAAAGGCACCCACCCCGATACTGTCATAATCAATCTCTGCGTCGAGTTCTCTTGCTAGCGCATGAACACGGCCAGCGGATTTGAGAAGCTCGTCCTCTCGCGCCTTCCATTCATCCACATGCGTTGCAAGAAAGCCGTGTGCGGCCACAGTCGCGCATTTATCATTCCCGCTGTCAGCAACGTCGAAGCCGATACGCTTCACGCCCTTGGGCTGAATGCCGAGCTTCTTATGAGCATCAACCGCAGCCAGCACCCAAGACCGTTTAATAATAACAGCCTCATCATCCTCTAATGGCTCACCCAGATAGATATGCCGGAACTCATCTTCATCCTCGTTGCGCTTGGCATCGATGACCTTGAGAATGGTTGTCGATAAAAACGGGTTCTCATTGAAATTGATATGCCGCTTGATCGTATCGGGCGGGGTATTGCGCACGAAACGCTTATAGACAAAATCAGTGGTCAGCCTTGGATTGAAGATAATCCAGAACTGAGAGCCTTCCTTACGAAGTGTTGGCTCAAGAATGTCCCACTGCTCCTGCGTGAGGTTATGTGCTTCCTCAATCCAGCATATGTCGATGCTTTCCAGCGATTTGATTTCATCGATATGGCGCCACAACCCATAGAACATGAACTCCGCACCGGTCACTTTATGCCGGATGGTGTTCTCAGTGATGATGAACTGATTAGTCAGACCAAAACGGCTGATCTGAATTTTGAGAAGCGTATAGACACTCTCTGCAATTTTGTTCTGAAACTGGCGGGCACACAGAACACGGATATTACACTGTGTTGCCAGATACACCGCAAACCCCGCGGCATCCCATGATTTAGAGCTGGATCGACCACCATAGAGAACACGGTTGCGTGCCGGCGTAAGCCAGAAATCACGAAGTGCCGGATTGAGGGTTGGCGTAGAAGTCTGCAAGTGTTTTAACCTCTATCGGCTTACCATCCTTGCCGGTGTGTTCATTCACGATCTTGTCTGCCCAATCGTCTTGATAAAGGTTCTTCATGGCGAAGATGATTGCCGCCGTGTTGCCGGAACCGGTTACTGCCTGATTAGCCAGCCGCCTTTCCCAGACACCTTGCCCTTTAACACGCCCTTTTTTTATAGCGTCGGAAAACTCTGAATGAGTATTAGCCCATTCATAGACAGTATCACGACAAACGCCGATCTCCCCTGCCCATGACGCAAGCGTAAAGCCCTCGCCAAGATGCGAGATTACATCATTCACATATGCGGCTTTGTAGAGCGTTGGGCGCCCGCCTGCGTTGCGATCTGTTCTATCCGCTATCTGCTTTATACGGTCAGGCGAAATCCCCATCACTCACCCCTTACAGCAGCAGCGACCATTACAAGCCCTGCGGATATCGCCCAGATTAAAATGATCATGCCGATAAAGTGCCAGAATGATTGAAAGGTGAATTCAAGAAAGGGCATGAGTTATCCTTTTCTCATCGAGAAAATCCCTCTTGCTTTGATGCTAGAGTCAAGTTTCAATACCGCAAATCATAGAGGGAACGAAAATGAAGTTGTTTACTTTGATGGCCCTGGGCGCAGTTGTCTTCGCACTACCATCTTACGCATCAATTGACTGCGATAAAGCAGAAGACCAAGCAACGATGACCAAATGCGCTAACGATGAATTGGCTAAAGCGGATAAACAGCTCAATGCAAACTACAAGAAAATAGAAAGTCGTTTGGCTGACGATGAAGATACCAAAAAATTATTGATTACCTCACAGCGCCTTTGGATGAAGTTTAGAGATGCCGAATGTAACTTTGCAACGTCAACAATAGCTGGAGGAAGTCTGCACCCAATGATGGTTGCCATGTGCAGATCTCAATTAACCTCAGATCGCAACAAGCAATTATCTAATTATTTAAATTGCGAAGAAGGCGACCTCACCTGCCCAGTGCCGTCTGGCGAATAACAAGGAGTGAAATCTCCCACATCAATCCCCTCTCCTGAGGAGATAGAAATGAGCACCCGCGCCGAACTGTGAGGAACGGCAGCATAACCCGGCCATTTGGAGGAACTTCGCCTACTCCCATTTTGGAACATATGTTGTCGTTCAACGTTTTCATCCTCAAGTGATAGTTGCAAGAGGTAAAGTATGGAAACATTTCAAGCCGCGCTTACGTCAACTCTGAGCGCCGACAATTTTAATGTATGGCCGCATATTATCGCTCTGGCTGCAGCATATATTTTAGCTTTACCTATAGGGTGGCACCGTGAGCGAGAGGAACGAAGTGCCGGACTTCGAACATTTCCTTTAGTCGCAGTAGCTAGCTGCGGTTTTGTTCAAGCAACCGAGGGAATTGCAAATGGCAATCCTGAAGCCCAAGCAAGGATTATTGAAGGGGTCATTACCGGTATGGGCTTTATTGGTGGCGGTGCTATTCTGCGATTAAGCACTTCAGTTAAAGGCACTGCAACAGCTGCGAGTCTATGGGCAACTGGCGCAATTGGCATTGCATGTGCCATGGGAACTTTTGATGTTGCGATAATAATCGTGATTTTTGCCCTGCTCACTTTGTGGATGTTCTCTAACGGAAAATCTCACAC